CAATCTGAGTAGAGTACGGAGTAAGAGTAGCTGTACCAAGTTCGATATTTGACGAGTCGTATTTAGTCGACAAGGCGGTTTTATCTGCTTTCACAAGCAGAGCGTTGTAAACTGCTCCGCTTGTGAGGTAACACGGGCTGTTATTTTTTGGCTCGCTGTCAAACGGCATTGAATCAAGTTTTCGGGCAAGTTTTTGGTCTGTTTTTTCCTTCGTATATGCGTCCGTAATTCCGTAGCCTGCAAGAGTGCTGGTTTTATCTGCTTTTTTTGTAAGATTTGTGTCAACAGTATCAAGCCTTGCTCCGAGTGAATTTTGACCGCCTCTTGCCGTGGCTATTTCAGACTTCACGGCTTCAATGCTCGCTTCATCAGCGGTGAAGCGTGTGTTCAGGTCGGCTGAATCACCTCTTGCCGTGGCTATTTCGGTTTCAAGTGCAATTGCTCCGTCTGTTGCCCGTTCAATCCCCTCATCCATATGGTTGAGGTTGTCGGCATTAAGAGCAGGAGCAGAGCCGTTCACAAAGACAATTTTATTGTATTTGTTCATTTTCTTTTACTTCCTTTCCTAATCGTTTTTCGCCCTTTGATGTGAGGGCAGTTATAAATCCGTCCATTTTCTTATTGAACGCAAATGTTTCAATTGTCGGCAAATCTTCGAACGGAGTTTTAATTGTGTACTTATCGCCTGCCTCAAGCCACCAATACGAAAACAGCTTAATTTTTGTCGGGCGGTATTTATATACATCACCAAAAAAATTAACAGAATTATATTTTGTACCGATATCACTTGCTGTTGTTCTGCACCTCATCAAAATGTTATCGGAAACATACCACGAAAAATCGTTACTGTTGCCATACAGATATGCTTTTTTATCAGCAAACTTAGTGCTGTACATACGGATAGGTTCAAGTTCGTAATCCTCAAAGGATAAATCTTTGTACGAATCGATTGTTTCAACGGAAGATTGAGAATACAGCCTTTTAAAACGCATTTTTCCGTCGGCATCTATAACGGCAAAGCTCAAAGTTAATTCTGCATAAGCTTGGATTAAATCTGACAAGGTAATGTCCTTTATAACCTTTTCTACGCAGGTATCATCAAATTTCAGCGGTACACTAAAGATAGATAAGCTCGGCGGTGAAACCCCTGTAATTGCATAATCTTTGGCAAATTCTGCGATTATTGAATAAAAGCTCTTAAAATTATCGTCTTTTTGATAGTGCGCATAACCATAGTTCTCTTTGCCTCCAAACCACAAAGACATATCCACCTTTGACATATCATAAAAAGCGTCATAGGCTGTGATTTTGACGATGTTACGCTGTTTTTTATCTCTTTGAGCCGACTGAATTTTACCGTAGAAAGCAGGACATTCAACCGTTCCTGTTTCGGCAGGACAAATAAGAGTATTTGACGGGTACAAATCATCTGACGGATACAGCTCCGATTCAAGATATGTTGCCGTTATGATGACCTGTACCGTCTTTCCTATCAAAGCCGAGCAATCATAATCAATGAGTTTCACGCTCATTTCAGAGGCTATGCAACCGCCGAATTTCAATTCTTTTTCAACGATTTCATTTTCAAGCGAAAAACTGTTAAGCACGATACTTTCACCGGTTATATCCTCAAAACTGCCGTCAGGAGAATGCAGGGCAACGGTGTTGTAAAGTGTGTTTGTTTTCAGCTTATCAGCAATTTCTTTAGATACAAGCATTTTTAAGAATCACCCCTTAATACTCAATCAGCTCAACCGTAATCGGCTGATAGGTTATATCACTTTTTTCGGCGGTCATTACGGTATATTCGATATCAGGAATATAAAAATAAGAGGTGTAATAGCTGTTCGTTTCATCGTTCCAATAAGTTACCCTGCACTTTCTCTGTAACTTATTCGCCATTGAGAGGTTGATAATCGACTGAAAATCAATCTTTTCGTCAAGATGAAGAATGTGAGTTGAAAACGAAATTTTTGTTTTGTAATTTGACAGCGTTGCTCTTTGAAGTGTACCGTTCTGATCTCGTTCCGCAGAAGTTTCAAGTCGCTGATTCGGAGTTGATGAAAATGCGGTAATGTACTTATTCGGCATTATGTTGTTGCCGAATTTAAGCAAATAGCCGTTATAATTTGACATATCATTTCCCCCTTTATGCGAATGCGGATTTACCGTTGTGTCTGCGTCTGTAAAGCTCATCCTGTCTTATCATTTCTTCAAAAAGCGTTGAACCCTCAAGCTCGGCAGTAAACGAATAAGTGTTGCCGCCGTTATTGCGAAAGATAATGAACATTTCATAAATGCGTTTAAGCAGGTCAAGAATTTGTGTGAGAATCACTGTATCCTGACCGCCCGAATTGTCGAGCATACCCTGCAACTTGTTGAGCAGAGAAATAACCTCAGGGTTACCGCTGTTAGCGCCTGCGTTATCGCCGACAACAGCAAGTGTCGGAGCTTTAACAATACCGCCTTTTGCAAATTTTCGTGCAGGTGATTCTGTGGGTTCTTCAAATCTCGGAATGAGAGGCGGATTTTCAGGCATTGAAAAGCTCCAATCCTGCCCGATGACAGAACCAATTGCCCCTGCAATTCCGCCGATTGCATTGATAACACCGGAAACAAAGTTATAAATACCCGTCCACAAGCCGTTAATACCGTCAATGATAGCATTTACAATAAATCTAAACACGGCACAAATACCATCCCAAATACCTTTGAAAAAGTCGTAAATACCTTGCCAAGCTTTTTTCCAATCTCCCGAAAAAACACCTGTGATAAAGTCAATAAGACCGCCGAATGTTTTCTGTATAGAGGTAACCAACCCACCGATAAATGTAAACACATTATCAAACACCCTTTTTACGGCATTGAAAACATTCTGAAATATAGGTCCCCAAAAGCTGACAAGCCAGTTTACAAACGGTGACAGGAAGTTATTCCACACGGTTGAAACACAGTCTGCAACCTTGCCGAAGAAGTTTATTGCACCTTCAAAAACAGGCTTCAGCCAATTTTCCCACGCTGATTTTACGATTGCTACGATAAAATCCCACGCAGGCTTAATCCATTGATTGTAAACATTCATCAGGGTTGTGCCGATGTTGGTAAACATATTGCAGATATTCTGAAAAATCTGCTGTCCGTTGCCGTTCCACCAATTACTGATAATTGTTCCGATATCTCCGAAAATTTGACCGATAAAGTTAAACACATCTGCAAACTGCAATTGTAAGTTTTCAAGAAATTCAGTGATTGTTGCGCCGTCATTTTCAGTCCATTCAACAAGGCTTTCGGTTGCAATTGAAAACGCACCCGAGACAACTTCGCCGACTGAGCCTGCAAAGGTTTTAAGACCGCTTAAAAGATTGGAAATTGATTCTTCCATTTGAGGGCGAACATTGTCAATTGCATTGCCTGCAAGTGTACCGAAATTATCAAAAAAGGTTGAAAGGTTGTTATAGCCGTTTGTAAGATTGTTGCCTATGGTGTCTATAAAGCTGATAATCTTTTCCCTGTCTTTTGAAATCCACTTAGCAACACCGCCTGAAATGGTCTGAAACGACTTTCCGCCGATTGTCGCAACCGCTCCGAATGCAGAGCCGATTGCCCCGAGTTTTGCAGAACCGACCTTTTGCATTGTGCCGAATGCCTTTTGAACTATTGGAACAGCATTATCAAAAACAGTCTTGCAGTTCTTGCCTATAGCTGACCAATCAACCTTGTTAATACCTTTCTGTACATTCTCGACAAAGCCTTTGAATCCGCTTTTTTCGTATAGATTTTTGAATGCCCCCGAAAGGTTTTTGCTTGTGTCCTTGACAACATTCTTTGCAACAGGTCCGCCCGATGAGCTTTTTGATGAAGATGTATCTGACTTTGAAGAACTATCGGTACTTGAAAGCACATTCAGCTTATCAAAGCCCGCAACACTTCTCTTTGCTTTTTCGGAACTTTTCTGAACATTATCAAGTGACTTTGAACTGTCATCTGCCGTATCCGTAAGGCTTTTGGTAGAATCGGACGCAGATTTGATATTGCTTGCGGTGTTATTGCCTGTATCCCAGCCGAATACCTTTGAAAGCGATTCAACCGCACCTTTGGCATATTCCGTTAAAGTCGCAAGTGCGGAACTCAACCGCTTTACAACCTGAGTTGCCACCTGTAAAATAGGCTGACCGACTACGGCAAGGAGCTGTTTCCAACTTTCTCTGAGGTTGCCCGTTACATTCTCCCAACCGTCTGCTTCACGGCTTGCCTGTCCCATAGCACCCGAAAGCTGATTAGCGTCCTTGACCATTTGCAAAAGCGTGAGCTGTTTCTGCGATTCCGACAAATCCGTAAATGACTTGCCATACAGCTTATTAGCCGCCGCATTTCGTGTGGTTTCAGTACAGGACAAACCGAGTGCGGCATCATTTTCAAAGTTGCCTTTGAGAAACGATTTCAGGCTTTCTGCGGTGTCTTCAAGCGAACGATCGTAATATGCGGCACTGTCGGCTGTTACCTGTAAAGCCTCCTGCATCATACCCAAAGCACTTGAACTGTCCATACCCGTAGTTTTCGCAAAGGCATAAATGCTTGTGCCGACACCTTGTAATCGGGTTTCAAGAATACCGCTTTGATCGGCAACGCTCTGAATGGCTGATTCTGCCTGCGACTGCATTGTGCCGAAAGTCTGCTCAAACTGTGAATTTGCCGCATTGATTTCCGCAGCCGATTCAATGCACTGCTGACCGAACTCCTTAATTTTGGCAACGGAAAAGGCGGCAACCACAGCCGCACCGATTTTCTTAAACGAGGATGAAACCGAATTGCTTAATTGCTCACCGCTGCCTTTGATATTTGAAAACTCTTTATCGGTTTTCTGAGAAACACCCTCTGCAACCTTTGAAAAGGACTGTTTCATATCAGTGTTTACATTTTCAAAATCTTTTGAAAGACTTGAAAACGCCGAATCAAACTTTTTTGTAATTGAATCGGAAATCTTATGCAATGTTTTAGAAATATCATCACCCGTAAGCCTGACATCAAGCTCAATTTCACCCGCCTTTGCCGCCATATTCACCACTTCCTTTCATTTTAGATTTTTTAAAAACAGGCATAAAAACAGCGCACACCGTTATGATGTACGCTAATAAAATATTTGCAAAAGAACAGCCACCCCATTTGGAGTGGCTTTTTGTTTTATTTGTTGAGTTCGTAGTATTTGATGTCGATTTTCGGAAGTGACACATTGTTGCCCATTACGGTTTCATATGTATAGTCGCCGTCACAAGTTCCCCAGAATGTGATTACATCATCTTCAAGGAGTTTGTCCGCGCCGTCAGGAATTTCTACTGTTGCGTAGATTGTATCAGTCCACAATGGTTCATCAAGATACTCATTTTCTTCTTTGGTTATATTGATTCTCAGGTCAACCGAATCGCCCCAGCCTTCCTGAACCTGAATAATCTGACCTTCAAACTTGTAGTCATTACCTTTGTACTTGTCAGGGTTTCTTGAAAGAGTTTTAAAGTCGATTGTTTTGCAACCGTCTTTAAATTCTTTTTCAACCTTCTTCGGGTCTTTAGTAGGCTTTTCTGTTGCAACTTCTTTTGTGGTCGGTGCTTCTGTCGCTTTTTCAGTTGCTTTTTCTGAACTCTGATTTGCAACAGTAGTTTCCTGCTTTGATTTGTTTGAACCGCTGTTACCGTTAATTGCACCGTTTACACCGCCAACAATCATAATAGCAACAACGATAATAACCCAAAAATACCAACGCTTGTAAATTTTCTTCTTCGCATTTGCAGGATTTACGGTTGCCGAGGTTGAATCGTTTCCGCCAAAGCCTGCACCGCACTTGTCGCAAAATTTTGCATCGTCCTTTAATTCGTTTCCGCAATGTGGACATTTCATAAACATACACTCTCCTTAATAAATTTGTTAGTGTATGTTACATTTTATCACTATGTATTAACATTGTCAAGAATTTTGTAGATACAGCGAAAATTATGTACAAATTTACAGATTGGCGAAGAAGTTTTGAAATTCTGCAAGAACGGTGTTCATATCTTCGTCTGAATAGTGCTTTGCATTCCTTGACCGCCACTTGTTACGGATTTTGTGCTGTGACGAAGTAAAGTTTTTCAAGACCTCTTTGTCGGTTTCAAGGCGAATTTGAACCGTTCTTGCAAGCGGTGTTTCGGGCCCTAAGCCTTGCAGAAGTGAGCAGAACTCATTCCAACTCATTTTTGCAAAATCCTTTGAATAAATACTGACCCCGTACTCCGAGCGAAAGCTCGACACGATTAAATCAAAGTCATCAATCAGGTCGTAGCCGGGGTCTGAGCTTCCCCCTCGTCAGTCAAATCGCCTGTTGCAATTTTGGCGGATTCGCTGATAAGGGCGTTGAAATCGTGCATATTCAGCTTTAACTTTTCAATCTTTTCTCTCTCGGATTCATCAAAAAGAAGATGATACATTTCGATAACATCTTTGCTTTTACCGTTGCCGTCCTCAAAAAGTGCCGCAACTTTGAGCATTGAAACTGCGTCATTGTTGATTGCAAGGTCAACATTTTTAACTCTGACGCTCGGCTTTTCCTCAAAATTAAGCTTGTCTGTAATATCAATTAACTTTGACATAATCGTTCATTCCTTTCGTTTTTTAAGCGGCTGCTGTATATACGGGTTTGCCGTTTGACATAACTTCAAATTCAAGCGGAGCAACACCCGTACTTGCGCCTGCACCGTTAGATGTGACGGATACAACTGCATTTTTAAAGAGGACGGTTGATCCGTCGGGGAAAGTCCACATAAACGGAACTTCTACCTTTCTGCCGTTTTCAAATGACAATGCGGCAATCTGGTCGTTACCTGCGTCACCGATTGTACGCTTGCCCTTTACCGAAATTGTGATTGACTTTGCTGTCATAAGCCTTGACTTCCAGCCCTCGTTTTCAAAGGCTGTCCATTCCTCGACACCGTTGTCAAATGCAACGGAAAATTCTTCGCAGTTAGCAATATTTGTCGTGGCGGATTCTGTTCCTGTCTTGCCAACCGCAAACTGATTTTCATAGCACGGGAATACTCCCGATTCAACTTTTGCCATAAAATTACTTCCTTTCGTAATAAAATTTAACTTCAATGACCTGCTCATACACACCCTTGTCGTCTGTTCCCACATCAACGGGTTCGGGAGTGAGCAGTTCGATTATATAGATTTTGTGTTCCTTAATTTCAACATTTTTAATGCCGTAAAGCGTTTCAAAAAGTCTGCGTGCCGTTTGCTCTGTTTCCTTGGCGTTGTTGTTCCAATGAATGAGCAGGGACACGCTGACGGTATCGTATGTACTTTCCGTACCGATTGACCTTATTGGACTTCCCGACTGTTTGAGCGAATACACACCGATTGACCTGTCCTGCTTGTTGTCGAGCTTGCCGATGTAGTAATGCTCGGCATTTGAAATACTTTTCAACCAATCTCTGATGTCTGATAAATAAATCACAGTCCTGCTTCCTTTCTGAAAACCCTTACAAATGCTTTACTGCAAAAATTCTGTCTTGTACCGCCCTCAAGCCACGGTGTAAGCCACTTACCGCCTGCGGCAATGTTTTCCTCACGGCTGAAATTATATTCGGGATGAAAGTACAGCCGCCTTGCATACGGAGTACTTGACACGATTTTTACAACGCCGTTCCGGCTCTGAACATAATCAACAAAGGTATTTTCGTTTTGAAGATTGCCTGTGTCAAACGGCATAACCTGCGTGTTCTTAACCTGAGTAAGGAGTGCATCACCTGTCTGTTCAAGAGCCTGTTGCTTTGCCTTGTCAAGCTGTTTTACAATAGGCATATTGAGTTTGATTTTTGATGATACCGAAAATCCCATTAAATCACATCCAATTCCGTAAAATTAACTGTACCGTCAGGGTTGCGGTGTTTTGTACCCTGTACGATGTTTCGTTTTACGCCGTCAAGGATTACAAAGCCACCGCTTAAAGTGGGGCTGTCGGGAGCAATGTCGCCGTCAAAAAGCAAGACAGCCGACACCTGAACAATTTTCTGCTCTTTGGTATAGACCGTCTTTGCCTTTGACTGCATATTACACAAGGCAGAGCCACCGTGCAGGGTTGCTGACGGGTACAAACTGTCGGAGGGATACAGGTTTTTGCACTCAAATGCGATAACAGGAGAGCCGTCCTCGGTTATTCCCTCACCGTAGATTGTGACCTCGACAGGAGTTTTGCAGAACTGCTTTTTTACAAGTGACGGAAATTTCACGGTTTTCACGCACCTTTCAGATTGCAGGATAACAAAGTCCTGTTGATTTTAGCAACGCATAGAGGTCGGCAGGAATTGCCACTCCGCTGATGCACATTAAGTTCCAGCTTGCACCAAATTCCATTGATGTACCGTTGATTGAATAGCTTTTCAGATAGGAAGAAATCATATCAGCATTTTCCTCTTCAAAAGCAGTAAGTCTGCTATGCACTCTGCCGATGATTCTCTTCTGCATTTCCGAAAGTTTTTCAAAATCAATGCGGTTAAAAGTCAGAACATCAATGTGTTCGGCAGAGATAATACTGTTTTCATCTCCGCCATGATGTTCAATGTAATCGGCAAACATTACGCAACCGCCGTTGTGTCAACATCGGCATAAATGCTGTCAATTTCGCCGTCCTTGCCGTTTGGGAATACGAATACGTCGGAAAGTGAACGGTTCTGATAGAGCCAGCCGTCACCCTCTGTGTGTGAGCCGGGAGCAAAGAAGTAAATGCTTGAAATCTTCGGAACAGTCTTGCAGGTTTCACCGCAAGCAACAAGAACATTGATTTTGTGAGCGCCTGTTGCAGGCTCAAAACCGCCGTCATCGGGGTTAAAGTTGAAGTTATCGTAGAAACGCTCATCGTCAATAACCTCGATGATAGGGCAACCGTCAATCTCGGTCACTCTTGTTTCAATGCCGATACCGCCCTCTGCAATCTGTGTAAGCTCAATCTTACGAGTGAACTCTGTTGACTGTTCAAGGCAGTCCATAATGTGAGATGTCACATAGGCAACAAGTGTGCCTCTTGCCTTGTATCTGCGGAGCTTGCCGGCAGAGAGAATTGTTTTGAGCTTTGAATAAGCGTTCTCCTTAGTCCACTCCGATGTCTTTGTTGAAGAATGATATCCGTCTGTTGCCTGAGCCTTTGTTGCAACCTTTGAGAAGAAAAGTGCGTCTGTTTCGGGAGCAACCTGTGTCTGTTCAAATGTCTTTGAAATGTTCTCAACGCTTGCAGTCGAATTTGTTTCATCGACATCTGCCTTGTCAACGAGGAACTCAATATCACGGTCGTGTTCGCAGGTGAACGGAACATCGGTCTGAACATACTTGCCCTTGTTCCAACCGCCGTTGCGATTGTGGTTCTTAAAGCCTGATGTACTCATCTGTGTGAAGTGGAAAGTTCTTGCGCCAACCCACTTTACATTTGAAGTGATGAATGGTGATGTAAGTGTGCCCTGAACAAGAATTTCGAGCAGATCAGGGCTGAACTGCTCGGCATAGTTATTTGTGTTTGCCATAATTTTTCAATCCTTTCTTTGGTTAAATATTAAATCTGTTCCATTTTTTGGTAGGAACATTTGCCTTTGGTTTTGTACCGTCCGATGTACCGTTGCCGTCACCGCCGATTTTCTTAACTCCTGTGCCGTTCTCGGCAGGTTTGCCCTTGAGTGCGGGGATATCATCAAGCACCTTTTTAACAGCCTCTGTCAGCTTTTCCGCATTGACCTTGCCGTCTGTCACAGCCTTTGAAAAGTCTGCAATTTTAAGCACATACGGAACGGTTGCAATGTCAACGCCCTGTTTTACGGCTTCGAGGGTTGCCAACTGATTGACTTCTGCCGTGAGCTTTGCGTTGTTTGCAGATTCAACTTCCGACTGCATTTTTGCAAAGTCGGGGGTGTTCTTGGCTTTCTGCTTTTTAAAAGCACCTATAGCCTCTTTCATCTCATCGGCTGACAATCCCTGCTCCTTAAAATAAGACTTCAACACGGTGTCCTCTGTCACACTCTGTTTGCCTGTAATAAGGCTTGCGAGCTTGTCGTAATCAAAGGCAGGAGCGTTTTCCTGTGGAGTTCCCTGCGGTGCAGGTGTCGGTTCATTGGGGGTTGGTGTTGGATTTGGTTCTGCCATTTTTTCATATCCTTTCAGTTTTTCGGGTGTCTCCCGTAATCAGTTTATAGAGTGTCTCTCTGTTTCAGTTTTGCACGGTGTCTCCCGTAGTTTAATGTCTTCGGACAATAAAAAAGCACCTTACATATTCGTAAAGTGCTTAATCTGCTTTTTCTGTTTTAACTGCTTTGGCTCTCGGCTTTTTGGGAGTGTCAGGCTTGACCTCTTCTGCAAAACCGCCGTCAATGAGTTCCTTTGCTCTCTGCTCGGAGCATTCAAAAACTTCATTCACAGGTCGGGTTACATAGCCGTTCTGCCTGTCATTAAATGCTGTTGTTACCCTGATTTTCATTCTGTCACCACCTTTCTAAACTGGTCGAAATCGACGGGTTTAAATGCAAAAAGCACCCTATAATCAACATTGCTGTCGATTATAAAATGCTCAATTCGTAATTTTATGCTGTTTTTGTGAATTGCATATAACAAAACCGCCCTTTTTACGGAGCGGTTAGATTATGCCACTATCTTTTAGATATTGCATTTTTTGTTTCTCTCTAAGCTTACTGTAAAGTGCTTCAGCATCTTTAGCTTCTTGTGGAGCATCTTCACGCAAAGTGACATTTAAACCATTTGTTACAAGGTACGGCTTAAACGCATTCCATAGAGATTTTTGTTCTTCAGTTTGTATCAATCTCATACCATCATCACCCTAAAAGTTTGCTGACTCTGTACTCGTTATACACTTCATCCATAGCTTTATCTTTTAAGCATTCAAAAGCATACTCACTTATATCCTCTATATTATAACCGTTATTTATCAATTTTTCAACCTTTGGAGCATAAATTTTATTAAGGTAATCGCAATATTTAAAATAATCGTTAATACCTCCGAATTTTGCTCTGTAATTTTTAGCGTCTTGCCAATGAATCAGTTCGTGAAGAATTGTACTCAATCCGTCTTGCGGACAAGCCAAGTTTTCTTGTAAATCTGACAAATCACTTGTTGAAAAGTATGCTGAATTGACATTTAGTACATTCTGCATTGGCATATATGAAGCAATAGCATTTACTCGCATTTCTTCGGGAGAGATAATACAAATATCAGGTTTTCCGCTTGTTTCAACCTCTCCGAGCATATCAAACGCTTTTCTCACTTGCATATCAAAATCATGAAGTTCTTTTCGTTTTAGCTTTACCTTATCTGAAATATAAACATTGTCACACAATGTATTTGCCTTGCGGGTATCAATTGTAATTGTTTCGCCCTCAATTTTGCGTTCAAAAGTTTTTGATATATCTTCCTTAAAAACAGGTCTGTAATATTTTTGTTCATCAGTCTTCAAAGAAAATCGTTTTGCCTTTTCTTCAAGCGTATTCGCCCTATCGTGCCACTCATCGGCTCGGGTTTGGACAATGCGTTTATTGTCCTTATCAAGACTGTATTCGGCACGGCGGTCAAAGCGTTCTGCCTGTCGCTGTGCATACTGCTGTTTTTCCTCAATTCCTCGCTGACGGTCAAGCTCTTTGATTTCATAGTCAGACAGCGGTGCGTCCAAATCATCAAGTTCGGGATAATATGTACTTGTGCTGTCCTTACATCTCGGATGAAACAAACCGTTCTTGATTGCGGTTGAGAGAAGCGGATAGTTTCCGTCTGACTTTTTGCCGTTTGAATAAACATCGTCAATAAACACCTTGCCGATATATTTTGCACAATCGGGGCAACCGCCCTGTCTTGAGTTCACAACAACTAGGGATACTCCCCATTCGGCTCGCTTTTCGCCCTCACCACGCAGATAGGCTCTTTTGTTGGCTGTTTTAACCGCCATGTCCGCATAATCGGAGAGCGTGTGCCTTGCACCGTTTTTGTACTCCACACAATTCAGTCCTGCGTTTAGCATATCCTTGCAGGCGATGTCAACAGCTTTTTCGTATGTAACCGCACCCGTGTTCATTGCAACCTGTGCGTTAAAAATCGCCTTGCGGTACTTGTCGTTGCTCATACGCAAAACTGCCGTTTCTGCCCTCTTTAAATCGTCTGTGGTCGATTTTATGAGTGCGTCAAGTTTACGGTCATTCACCTTAAAAAACTCGGCTGTGCTGTGTGCTGACGGCTTTTTCGGGGCTTTGAAACCGTCCTTAACAGCTTCAAGAATTTCTGCCTCCTGACTTGCATTTCCGTCAGCTTTGGCGGTGCGAATCATCTCTTCAACCTTACTGTTAATGGTTTTGAAACGCTTGCCGAATTTCTTTGCGTTGTGCTTGCGGTACTCTTCAAGACTTTTGAGCTGTTCAGCCTGCCATTGTGTCCAGTTGTAACCCTCTTTGGTTTCTTCGGCTCTGTGACGGCTGAAATTGCGCATCATGCTGTCAATCAGTTCATCTTCGATTTTTTCAAAGGCTTCTCTGATATTGTAATCACTCATTGTTTACCTGTGTATCGTTCTGTTCGGGATTGCTTTCGGTTTTTTCTGCATTATTTTCCGCATTTTCTTCATCATCTGCGTTATTGTTAGGTTCTTCTGTGTCGGTAAGGTCCACATCGTCAAGCTCCGATTTTTCTTCTTCGCCTGCAATACCCTGTTCCTCTTTAATTCTCTGCACCTCTTCGGCTTTCCAATCCTCCGACTTGCTGTCGCCGTAAAGTTCGTCAACCGAGGTTTCAACTGACATCAAACCGCCCTGTCTTGCTTTTGACACGGTTTCAACCTGACTTTCAAAGCTCGGATTTGCATATTCGCCGAAGTTTACGGATACTTCCAAGCCCTCAACAATACCCTTGCCGTTAAGTTCACCGTCTGCATTGAGTACAACTGCAACAAGGCTTTGAAGTGCGTTCTGCGTAATTTTCACAAGGTTCTGCCTTGTGTAAAGGGTTGTCTTTTCCTTTTCACGCTGAGCGTCTGCATTATCAAGCTTCTTCGTATCAATGCCGAGAGTTGACGGCGATATAATGCCCTGTAAGCAGAGGTCGAGGGCAGTAATGTATGAACTCAAATAGCTTTCGTGCTGAATCTGCGGACTTTCGGTGTAAATCCTGTTGCCATTGCCGTTTTCAGACATATCGTTGCCCACGGTGATAAATCGGTTGTCAAACGGATTCGGCGACATCGGCTGACAGGTTTCGGGATTTCTCGGAACAAGGCAATCAGGCACATACTGCTTTGTTCGGCAGGCTCTGAGTGCGTCCATCCACTGTGACCACACTTCATCAAGGCTGTCGAAAGCGTCTGTTTTTATGCCGATAATGCCCGCACCTCTGCCCTTGTGGCACGATTTGCCGTAAAGGACAGGTACAGCCCACATATATGATTCGTCAAATGTAACGCCCTTTGAATCAATCCACGAAAGAGCGTCAACCGTGTGCAGGTCAATCTCTTTGCCGTTGTCATCATACAAAGCATAGTGAATATAGCCGTAACCGTATGTTTCTTCAAAGCGGTAACGGCGGTGTTTTTGCGTGTAATCGGTGTAAAACTTAACCTCTCGGATTCTGCCACGCACATATGTAAAGTCGATGTTTTCGGCAGGATACCATTCAACAATCGGCACATCTGATACAGCCGTGTCGAAGCTGACCTTAAAAGCACCGTCACCGACAACACATAGGTCACGGAGCATTTGCTTAACCGTGTCGGATAGCTTGTTCTGCTTTTCAATGTCTTCCCAACGCTCTGCATAAGCGGTTGAATTTTTACTTGTAACATCTGTGCCGTTGTAGTCGGCAATTACGATATTCACAAGCGTTTCGCAGATGAGTGCCGGCAAGCCCGTGTGTATTTTACGGATTTCAAGCCCCTTTGTGCTTTTTGCCGCCCAAAACATAGTTTTGTTTGTATCAATCTGCCTGTACAGCTCCGCAAGCTGTCTGCTGTTGCCCCAATACCAAATGCGATTGATAAAGCACTCGGTCAGATGATTGCTTGTTTCGGTAACGGTAATTGTTTTGTCGCTTGCAGGAGTAATCTGCAAAAAGTTTTTAATTCCCGATCTGATAGATTCAGCCATTCTGTTAATCAGCCCCATTTATTTCACTTCCAATAATATTTTTAAACGGCAGCCACGCATATTGACCGCTGTTAATGCAATGGTCGTGACCGTCCTCGGGTGTGTTGTCTTTATCCTCTCGCCAGCTGTAAATTTCAAACTCGGCAATCGTGTTTTTACAATGTTCAAGCACAAAATAACAATCGGTGGCAAGCCAGCCGAGTACAAGATTGATTCGGTCGATAATCTTCGTTTTCTTCCATGCATTTGCAAAGTCATAGACACAGCCGTGCTGTCGCTTATACTTTTGAAATTCGGTAATAGTCGCTTGGTCGGCGCTGTCAATAAAAGCCGTGCGTGCAAAGCCCCATTCATCACGGTTGCGGTCAAGAAAATCAATAAAATTCTTCACCGTGTCACTCGGGGCAATAGGTGTTTGCATTTCAGCGTTGTTATAAACTCTTTCATCAAGCTGAACACACTTGCCGTGATTGGTAATGCCGTAAAATGTCATTGCGATAGTGTCAGGCGACTTCTGCGAATAGGCGGTATCAAGACCTGCGGTGAACTGAACAAAGTGTTCCGACTTGCGGTTACAGTTCAAAAACTTTCCTGCCCACTCTTTTGATTTGATATGTCTTGCCCTCTCAAAATTCGGGAACACAAGACCTGTTGCTCTGCCTCGCAAACCTAAGATTTTATTTTTATAGAGCTTTGTACCTTTCGGTGCAGAGTTCTTTTTCTTTTCAATCTGTTCGGGTGTAAGACTTAAATTGTCGGCAAAAGAAAAGAACCAATACCGCCAATTCGGTACAGGTTCTTCGGTAAGCTCCGCCGTAATCTCGGGAGGAACATCATTTTCATATTTTTTAAAAGGACGGGAGCGGTTGACAAACTCCTTATACACAGGCAGGCTCGGATCGTCGGGATTCAGCGTTGCAAGCATATAGTCATTACGGGTTGACATCTCTCGGATAAACTCGATATCGGCGGTGTTGATTTCGTCAATATAAACGCACCCAAACTGCGCACCGAGAACCATTTCCCACTTATCCCGACTGCTGTAACCGAGAATATAGATGATTTTGCCCTCAAACTTGATATGCGGCAGCCTGTAGTCCTTGTCGCCATTGCCACAGTAAACTGCGTTACGGTGCAGGTCGAGAATACCGTTATCCTGCTGAATAATAGTTTCCTCAGCCTTGCCCGTAGTTTTGGCGGCAATTGTGTGAAGCTTCTTCGGCGACTGCGACACCATTCGCATAAACTTAACGCCTGCTCCGACGGTAGTTTTTCCCGAGGCTGTCGTGCCTTCAAGAAATTCAGCTGACACATTCGTTGTGTTGATGAAGTCAATGTATTTTTGCGACAAAGGAAAGCTACTCACTCAAGCCCTCACCGCCTAACTGTCTGAACACATCGGATAGCTTTTCGGACTGCTCAACCTTTGCGTCAACCTTAACGGTGTATTCGCCCGTCATCTTGTTGAGCGTGTCAATCGCCCTGATTCTGTCGGAGGTGTCCTGCTCAGCACTTCGGGCAATATCGGACAAAGCAACCTGTCTGTCCTTTGCACTCATAATGCGCTCATCTTTGAGCTTATCAGAAAGCTCCTTGATGTATTTTGAAACTCCAACATTCTCCAACAATTCATACGCTCTTGCGTTTGCGTAATTTTCTGAATATCCTGCCTGTATCGCACTCTGAACGGTGTTACCACTCTGCACATAATATTCCGCAAACTTCCTCTGTCTTGCATTTAATTTGTCTTTCACGGTATCACCGCCCTTTCTTTTCCCTCACAACACAAAACCGCCCTCAAACGAGAGCGGTCTGTGCGAATTTTTATCTTAGGAGAGTTCTACATATGTCCTGTTTGTCAAACTTTCATAATACCATTATACGCAGGGTAAGGGTGACATTCAATGACATTTCAAAATAATTTTACGAGAAATCGAACTTTTTTCGGAACGCCTGTAACGCTTCGCCGTGCAATCTCAGGGTATGCCTTACGCTCATTTCCATACTCTCGGCAATATCCTCCCACCTCTGACAATTTATGTAATACTCGGTCAAAATTGCAATGTAACGGTAATCGTCAAGTGCGTTGATTTTACTGCGGATTTCAGTTTTCAACCGCACAAGATTGTCAATTTCCCGATTGATTTCAGCCTGAAGGTCTGCAATCCTGTCAACAATCCGCATAGGGTCATTCACTCCCGATGTCTTAACAGGCTCGTTCTGCTTAACCGATACTTGTGCAATATTCAGCCTAAGTTTCGACAGCTCGTGTTCTTTCGTTCTGATCAGCTTATCCGAAACCCTGACCGAATATAAATAATCTTTAACCGTCAATCCGCATCACGCTCCTCCTCGTCAAGCATACCAAGTTTCTGTGCCAACGCAATAACTGCGTTTACAATCAAATACAAATCCTCGCCTTTAATATCGCACATACGATATCTGACTTTGATAGTTTCTTCTTCATTGTCGATTTCATCAAAACCAACAACTACACCTTTATTTAAGGTTTCTGTTTCGCCGTTATCGTAATTAACGGTGATATTTTTAACGCCTTTCATTCTTCTGCCTCACTTTCAAGCCAATTTTTTGTGCAGTCAATTGACATCTGTTTGATTTTTTCAAAGTTTGTCATCGTTCACCTCTGCATATTATATACCAAGCTGATTACATGCACGATAAAATCCTTCTGCCCATAAATAAACACGAGGATGTATTCGTTTGCCACAATCATAAAGCCACTCACAGTAATCAGTATCAAGTTCAGAACAAAAATCTACAATCAGTTCTGACGGTATAAACTTGTCACCGTAAATGCAGTTTGAAACCTCATCTTCGAGGTCTTCCCAGACATCATCTTCCGATTCCATATAACGGGAACTATGGTCGCTATAAGAAGATATTATGTCATCGGAATCAAAATCCTCAAGATTGTATTTAATACTCTCTACAACATTTTTTTCATCATAATAAAACAAATCTGATGCTGTTTGAATCTTGCTTATGTAATACCCAATATCATTTTTTACATAATTTTTAAGATCTGACGGCTTAATCTTATGATACCAAGTAGCAATGCTATCACCCAAATCACCGCTAACTATTAAGTTACCTCTTTTCTTGTCTACTATGTAATTCACATAATAATCTCCGCTTCCATCAGCCCTTCGCCAATCAATAATTAGGTAACGGTCTGTGTCCTGAATAAGCGTTGCTTTGTGTGTGTTAAATTTCTCGCAGAATTTAGCGATTCTTTCTTTTGTCATCACTCTTCACCGTCCTCAATAGGAATAGGTTGATTCCAACAGTTTACGCAGTTGTTGCGACAACTATTTACGCTCATCAACCCTAAATGCCAAGGGCATAACTTATGGGGTGTGCCGTCCTCATCAAGCCTTGTATTCGGGTAGTTTTCTAACAGCCCATTTAAATAAGTTTTCCGTGGGTGTTCGTCCGACCACCTCTGAACGATTTCGATTGCCTTTTCGGGATAGAGCATTTCAAAAGCTGTACATGATTGCCCTTTATTGTTATTTATGCTACATAAAGGACAGTTAGAGCAGCCAAGTTTACATAGCCCATTCTTTGCTCTTTTCGTCATTCTTCGCTTTTCAGCAAAATAATTTTCGGTTTTTGCACAGTCAATCATTTTCTTCATCTCCTTCAAAATTTACAACTTTGCCGTTGTCGGTATAATCTCTGCGGTCAAATTCAAGTTTCAACTTATCAATGACAACACGGTCGATGTGTTCCCAAAAGACTTCGTCCGTGTCGGAGTGTTCAATTATTTCGGTCATAGACTTCAAAGCCTTTGCACATCTGTCACGACCAAATCCGAAATCCTTATACAAAGCATACAGCATTGTTTTAAATACTCTGCGCGTGATGTCTTTGTTTTCTTTTTCTCGGATCTGTTCATATGCGCTTTTTGCAATCCGTTCAGCTTCCTGTTTAAGCTGTTTCGGGATTTTAGGCGGTATTCTTGCTTTCAATGTCGGTTCTCCTTTCGTCAATCTTATCAAGTGCAGTTACAATCAACGAGCTTTTGGCTTTGGTGTCCATAAGCTCTGCTTGATAATAAAACTGACCTGTTGTATTCCGTCTGATGATACAACCTTTCAGAATGTATTCTGCACCGTTGTACAGCACGGTTCTTTCAAGGTTGCGTTTAACTTCCGAGATATTCACAGCATTTCCACCTTGATGTAAATACCCGAAACCTCTGCCCAAAACTTTTCGCATATCTCACTTGCGACAAGTGCGTCATCAGACCAAAAGTCGAGAGCGGTCATACAGTCTTTTAGCATTTTTTGCAGATTGTCCGTGTCAGGTTTTGTTATACGATATTCGCCGTCCTGATGTTTACCACGAGGAAAACACCACTTTGTTATCAGTCTGACACCCGACTCGTACGGTTCTGACGGTTTAAACTTTGCCAAATGTGATGTGAGTTTTTCTCTTGCCTGTTTCACCTCGGGCGGATTATAAAAAACAGGTTTACCATTTTTTACCATAACTTTATGTTCCTGTGCAGTTACGGTTGGAGGTATCATCGGCATAAAAAATTCCATTTTTAATATTTCACTCCTTTAAAGCGTTAAAGATACTTTTGATTTTTGAATTTTGCTTTTAGTCACAGGTCAGGGGAAGTAGTTGTTGTGCGTAAGCTTCGCACAACTACTTCACCCCTGTGACCTTTAGGGAACGGAAACCGTTTATATATACGTAGTATATATACTTTTTCTTTCCCTCGGAAAATCTCGAGAAAAAAGTCATTTTCCGTCATTTTCGGAAAGGGAATTTCTCGGGAAATTTTCCCTATTTCCTCTCACGGAAAGGGAAATTCCCGATAAAATTTTCCTTCCAAATTTGACAGAAAAGGAAAATTTATTCGACTTTTTCCTTTTCCCTCAATCCTGTTTTACCGCCGTCAATCCAAAATCCGCCGTGTTCTTTTAGTCGATTTCGGACTGTTTTTTCGGTAACTCCAAGATATGTAGCAATGTCATTTATATCTGCCTGACCGTTATTTTCTTCTGCAGTAAACGCTGTCATAATAGATTCTGAGCGTTCTTTTTTGCGTTCCGATTCACTCTTTTTCTTACCGAAATTCTTCTTATAAGGCGGGTCAAAATCGCCCTCAAAATTACAGTCTTTCAACACACCTGTTGCGTCCGATTTGTGTATCGGATAATCAAACCAAAGGTTTAGTGCATCAAATGCCGGAAACTCTCGCAGAGTACCCTCTATTCTCCACGCTGACATCCCTTTTACGGTTTTTTCGGCACGGGCAACATCTGACATCATCAGCTTAAAAGACTGTTCAGGAAGCGTTTTGCGTGCGATGTCAATCATATTATTTGCCATTACCAAATCGTCCTGCGAACACACTTCACTGATTTTGTTGAAGCGACCTATCCAGTCTTTGCAGATTTTACAGGTTCTTTCATCCTTTTGCTGTTTCATCAAATCATCGCTGATTTCAAGTCTTGTAAGGTCAAGGAGTGCGTCAGGGTCACGAGCGAAAACACCCGAGCCCGAAACTCTGTCCATTGACTTCTTGCCACCCTGAGCGCCTTTTGAATGGTGGTGGCAGTAGATTACCGCACATCCGATTTCGGTACACACCTTATCAAACTGGTTGCAGAAGTGTGCCATTTGGTCCGCACTGTTCTCATCACCTGTAATAACCTTGTATATCGGGTCAATCACAACAGCTATAAAGTTGCCTTTTAAAGCTCTGCGTATGAGCATAGGCGCTAACTTATCCATAGGCACGGACTTGCCACGCAAGTTCCAAATATCAATTCTGTTTAAGTTTTTTGGTTCAAGTCCAAGTGCTTCATATACGTCCTTGAATCTGTGAAAACAGGACGCACGGTCAAGTTCGAGGTTCACATACAATACATTGCCCTGTGCGCACTTAAAGCCAAACCATTCTGTCCCCTCTGCTATTGCTATGCACAATTCAATCAGTCCGAACGATTTGCCGGCTTTAGAGGGTCCGCCGAGGAGCATTTTATGTCCCTGTCGCAATACTCCCTCAATCAGAGGCGGAGCAAGTTCAGGAGGATTTTCAAAAAAATCTGCGAGGTTGTCAAGATCGGGCAAGTCATCGTTGATACTCTCCACCCAGTCTTTCCATTCGGCAAAGTCTGATTTACCGATGTTAGTGTCAATAATAAACTGCTTTTTGCCGTTGCGGATAACACCGGGCATACGGCTCAGCCTTGACGGATTGCGGTTTTGCTTGTCAATTTCAAAGCCGTTTTTACGGCATACATTATATAGGTAATCAACTCTTTTGCGGTATTCGTCATAATTTACGGCGTCAATCTTCACAATTGCGTGAACGGATTTTCCTCCTGAATAAACAAGAACGGCAACAGGCAGCTCAAGCTCTCTGATGATTGCATTTTGTTCCTCAAGAGCCATACAGTCAGATTCCACGAGAGCATAACGATAATCGGTTACATTCTCATTTTTTACACCCTTGCCGTCCAATGGGTTGAACCTTATCCACGCTCCTGCTTCAGGCTTGTAATCACCGAATACATTTGAAATATCACCGTCACAATTGTTGAGGGCGGCAATAAGCTCACCTGCCGTACGGTCACAACTGCCCTTTGTGGGCAGATATTTAACCTTGCCGTTATCGTTCTTCTCCCAAGTTTCGGTTACATAGCCGACATTTTCGGAGCTGTCAAAGAGGGTTTCAAGGTAGGTTACAATTTCATTCACAGGATTCCAGTTTGCAGGCTCGTGAAACTTTACACCCTCACAGGCTGTTACACCGATATCGCCCTGTTCAAAAGCAATTTCATCATTCCAGCCGAGTTCTTTCGATTCACGGAAAGTCATCCCCCTGTCTTTAGCCATTTGGACTATTGTGCCTGCTGTGACAGGTGAAGCAGAGCCGTTAAAGCTCTGCCATTTCTTTTCACACTCACCATTGTGATAGCGGTTGTCTGCTCTGCTCCAATCGTCCCAGTCCTTTACGCTGTATCCCTCTTGTTTGAGTGCCATTCCGACATTTACCCATTCTTGGTAGTCAAGCTCTGACGGACTGATGTATTCAAGTGCATTAAGTAAGTCCAACCGTATTCACCTCGCTTTGCGGTACATATGTTTTCGGATTAATGTTTTTCGGAGTTCTCCAACCATTTGCGGCAATTCTCGAAATCAGAGCCGAGGCTTCGTCAAACTGCCATTTTCCCACGTGCTGAAAGCCTCTGCTTTCGAGCATACGGATTTGTTTAGGTGTGGTTAATCCCTCAATTCTTTGCTTTTCGAGCCTGTCAAGAATAAGTTTTGCTTTGCCGGCACTCTGAATTTCATCGGGGAATATTCCGAGCTTTTCAAGTTTTGCTTTCTGTTTGTCCGTAGGCGGAGAGCACTCCCAGCCGAATGCAGGAACATATCCTGCAAGGTCCTGCGCCTGAATTGACATTTCGTACTGCAACGGATCTACAAGTTTGCGTTTGCGTGTTCGCATTTCCGCAAGCTGATTTGCAAGTGCTTCTTCACGCTGAGCAACAACATCTTCGCTTGCTTTTTCCTCCGCTTCTTCAATGTCAATCGGACAGCCTGCCTGTTCTGATAAGTTTTCGGTCATTTTTTGTGCGACTTCATCGTTGTCGCAAATGAGATGTGCAGGTCTGCAAAGTTCGTGCCTTTCGGTGTGCCACAAAAAGTCGAGTAGCAAAAGCTCCGTCTTGTTTGGAGCAAGTCTTGTACCTCTGCCGACCATTTGGCAGTAAAGCCCCCGAACCTTTGTAGGTCTTAAAACGACAACGCAGTCAACGCTTGGGCAGTCCCAACCCTCGGTTAAAAGCATTGAGTTACACAAGACATTGTATTTATCGTTTTCAAAATCCTGCAATACTTCCGCTCTGTCTTCGCTGTTGCCGTTGACCTCTGCCGCTTTAAAGCCTTTTTCGTTCAAAATGTCTTTAAATTTCTGCGATGTTTTTACAAGTGGTAAAAACACAACAGTTTTACGGTTCTTACAGTATTTTTTCATTTCCTCGGCAATCTGATAAAGATACGGATCAAGTGCCGTGTCAATGCCGCTTGCTTTAAAATCTCCTGCCTGTGTGGCAACTCCCGAAAGGTCAAGTGTAAGCGGTATTGTCACAGCTTTAATCGGTGACAGATATCCCTCTTTGATAGCCTTAGGGAGTGTGTATTCATAAGCAAGCGAATCAAATACTGTTCCTAAATTTTTCATATCTCCTCGGTCGGGTGTTGCGGTAACACCCAACACTTTTGCATTGTCAAAATGCTCAAGCACACGCCGATAGCTGTCGCTGATTGAGTGATGTGCTTCATCAATAATGATTGTATCAAAGTAATCGCTGTCAAAGTTTGACAGTCTTTTTTCACGCATAAGCGTCTGTACAGAGCCTACAACAACCCTGTTCCACGAACCTATGCAACTTTGCTCGGCTTTTTCGACTGACGAATTAAGCCCTGTTGCTTTTTGGATTTTGTCCGCCGCTTGGTCGAGCAATTCTCCACGGTGGGCAAGTATCAGCACCCTGTCACCTCGACGGACACATTCTTCGGTGATTTTTGCAAAAACTATCGTCTTGCCACAGCCTGTAGGCAAGACAAGTAATGTTTTTAAATTGCCGCTTTCCCACTCGGAGAAAACGGCATTCTTTGCTTCATTCTGATACGGTCGAAGTTGCATTAAAAGCTACCCGGTGTCCAGTTATTCGGTATCGCAGTATTTGGCGTTGCAGGCTGTGTGTTATACTGTGGCGGATATGTAGGCTGTACATACTGCTGAGGTGCAGACTGTGCTACGGCAGGCGATATCGTTGTCACCTGCTCATCGTAGGCATAGAAATACTTGATGTCATTTGTTACGCCCTCTGTGCCGTCATTCTTCACATATTTGCGGATGATAACCTGACATTTACCTTTCTTACCGATAATGCCTGTCCAGTCCATACGGAGCGGTTCGCCGTGTTTTTTCATTGACACAGACAAAAAGAGCTGTGACAGCTTCCATTCAAGCGAGGAGTGCAGTACGAAATTAACTGTAATTTCTCTTTTGTCATCTGCTCCCCACACATCAAAAGTCACCTTTGCCATATTACAGGCTGGGAGCTTTCCCTTGCCCTGCGAGCGTGCACGCTCAACTTTTGCTACCGTAAAATCATAATCACCCTCGGGGAGCGGTTCATAATTTCCGCCCTCTTCGGTTATTTCGTCGTTCCATCCAAATTCTCTGTCCATTTATACATCTTCCTTTCTTATTAAAACGGTAAGTCACGGTTGCTCTGTATCACTTCGAATACCTTATTCCACGCTCCCACAAGGCAACCGTTAATAAATCGTGGGTCATAGTTTGTGATTGGTGTATCGTAAGGGTAGTGTCCCTGTGTAAACACCGCCTGTCTGATTTCGCTTTCATCAACACCGTTAGCTCTCATAAGGTCGGCAAGTGCTTTTGGTATGCCCTCAGGAATATTGACAGACTTGTCATTCTGTGGCATAGGTGAAGGTGGTACAGGCTCGGGAGCTTTTTCAATCTGCGTAGGTTGTGGCACAGGCTGTGTCACAGGCTCTGCCTTAGGCGGCTGAGGTATCGGATTCTGCGGAGCAGAAGCGTTATTTGCAGGTGCGACATCATTAAAAATATAGGCAATGCCTGCGTAACTAAAATCCATTTCTTCGGGCAGTCCGTGACGATTCTTTGCGTCCCAACACGGATGATGAAGCGTGTACATCACTCTTCCTCCGCCCTGTGCCTTGTACTTTTTACCGTCTTTGTCGGTTGCAACTGCTACTGTTTTATAATTTGCGAAAAGCACCATATCCGCCCATTCTTTTACAAGCGGAGAAATCTGTGAAGCGGTCTTTTTGCCGAGTTTAAGCTCCCAACGGTCATATTCACCGATTTCATCAGGCTGTGAAAACTTGCGGAGCTGTGCGTGTGCGGTGAGCACAACATTGATACCTCTGTCGATTAAATCTTCAAGGCTGTTCAAAAATCTGCCGAACTCCTCTTTTTCGTAAACATATCCGTTTCCGTAACCGAAATCTTCAATACCTTTCTTTCCGTACTGAGCACATACATCATCAATGCAAAGCTGTTCCGCCCAGTCAATTGTATCAATAACAACCGTCTTGCATACAGTCGGATTGCTTTTGATATATTCAAGCTGACTTTTGAGCATAGTCCACGATGTCGGTTTATCCATTCTTGCAACATCAAGATTTTTTGTACTGCCCTCTGTGTCAATAAACAGAGGGTTCGGAAACTGTGAAGCAAAAGTTGACTTGCCGATACCCTCGGGACCGTAAATTACAACCTTTTGAGCCGACTTGATTTTACCTCTTGTGATGTTCATTATCTTACCCCCTGTACATCTGAAAAATTGATTTTATTACCGTCAACATCAATAACAACATAGTCAATTGCGTAGTTGAGCAGTTCGTTTGTCAAATCCTGTATTGACTTGCCTGTCATACCTGCAATCAAAACAATTCTCGAATAGTTTTCAGGCATAATCTTGACCTTGGTATAACCGCAAGCAAGCTCTCTGTGCGGATTGCATTTGATTACACATTCATTTGTATTTGTTTTTGCTGTTGTTTTAGCCGTAGTTCTTGTAGCCATAATTAAAACTCTCCTTCTGTCCAAGTCGGTGTTGTAACAGGTACGGTTGTTTCGGACTTAATATAGCCGTCCTCGATGATGATTGAACATTCATCACCGTTTGAAACTCTTGTTGCAATAGCCTGCAATCCCTCTGATTCAAGCCATTTTGCAAAGTCTTTGAGTGTGTCGGTATCCATTTGTTCAAGCTTGTCAAGCAGGACAAATCCGCATTCGGGATTGAGCTTGCGAACAATCGCCGTAGCGACACGAAGCTGTTCCGAACCGCTCATATTGTCCCATTTAAAACCGTTGTATGTAAGCTCGCCCTTTTCAACTGACAAGCCGTCAAGGGGCAAGTTTGCGTTGTTGAGCAAGTCATATTTTGTTTTACGGATTTTTTCAAGCTGTGCCGTCATATCGGCATACTTGCCGTAATATTCCTTTGCGTCCTCATCAGCTTTTGCTTTATCAAGATTTGCTCTGACTTTGCGGTTAATTTCGTCAATCTCGGTAATGTTTCTTTCAAGCTCTGCCGTGCTTTCATCGTGCAGTTCGGCAACGGTCTTTCTGCTCTGTTCAAGCTGTGCAAGCACTTTTGTAAGTTCGGAATTGTATTTTCTCAAATCCTCGTTAAGCCTGTTGATTTCGCTCTGTAAATTGTTGGCACGGCTTTCAAGGTTATCTTTTTCTGCTCTCAGACGGTTGTTTTCGCCGTTGCGTGCAAGGATTTCCTGCTGTTTGTTGATAAGTTCCGAGGCTGACACAGGTTCATTCGGCACACCCTCATACTCGGGCATTTCGGCGGCGAACTTTTTCTTTTGGTCTGCAATCTGACCGATAGCACGGCGCTCGTTATACACCTGTGTTTCCTGCGTTTCAAGCTCGTAAACTCTGTTGCCTACACCGATAATCTGCAGGAGCGTGTCAGCCTTTTCCTTGCCGGTTGCATTCATAAATTTCGGCAGGTCAAGAGCAAAGTTACTGACAAATGCGTCAAGCAAAGCCTGTCCGCCTTTGTTGCCTGCGGTGTCAATTACTTTAAGACTGCTGTTCTTACCGCTACGCTCCACAACAATACCGTTTGAGAGCTTGATTTTAAGGTGTGGCGGAATCGTTGAACCCTCACGGTACGGAGCAGACGGAGTGAAACGATTACCGCCGAGAGCCCACGCAATTGCGTCAAGAACAGATGTCTTGCCCTGTCCGTTTTTACCGCCCAACACGGTAAGTCCGTTTTCGGTCGGTTCATAAGCAACCGCCTTTACTCTTTTTACATTTTCAATTTCAAAAGCTGATATTTTTACTGACATATTAAAGTCCTCCTTGACAATTCGCTTAAAATTGTCTATCATTTAATTAAGGTATTTTTCTTTGTGCTTGTGGCATTCACAGTGTCGCAGGCACTTTTTTTATTGCTCATTTCTTCACCCCCACACATTCAAAACTGAAGGATTCGGATTCAGGCGTTTCAAGGACTTTGAGCTTGCGTTTTAGCTCGCGGTTTTCGTGACGATAACCGCTTGACGCTGTTTTTTCGAGTGCAAGGTCCGTTCTTGCGTTTCTTAGTTCAATGCTGAGATGTCTGTTCTCTGCTCTAAGGTTTTCGATATCTTTGAGTAGTTTTCTGCGTGTCGGGTAATTTCTTAACCGCATTTGTTACACTCCTTTCAACGGGTTTGAACCGAGAATATAATTGAGAAACGGTATTCTCGGAATACGGATAGATGTGCCGACTACAATTACATTGAATCCCAATTTTTCGGGTTTGTCCTTTGCCTGTTCACGCAATTTTTGCGGAGCAACTCCAATAGCCTTTGCGGCGTCCTCAGAAAGCAAATAGAAATCACTGCTATCCATAATTTCTTTGATTTTTTTGTTCATCTGAACTGTGTCCATACTTTCGCCTCCTATTTTTCGTTGGTAATTTTGTCTGAAACGATTTCGACTGATTCAACATCAGCTACGCTTCCTTTGTGTCAATAAGTTTAAGTTTTGCCATTTTCTCACCTGCTTTTCGATATTTTATTGCTTTATTACCCAAATAATGTTATTATTTATTTAGAAAGGTGGTGCACATATGAGTGACCAAAACATAAATGATACTGCTTATGGTGTTACAAAAGCTGTTTTAGAATCAGAAGCAGTAAGTAATCTTACAAATCCACCAACAAAAGTTGCAGGTGGACTGTTAGCCGATTTCATAAACTTGACTGTAGGTGGCATACATTATGCTTCAATAAAAGCCGAATTAAAGCGCCAAAAAAAGTTGGAAGAATTTAAAGCTAACATTCAAAAGGGTGTAGATAATATTCCAACAGAACATAAAGTTGAATCGAGAGAATCGATTATTGGACCTGCTCTTGAAAAAGCGAAATACTTTATGAATGAAGATGAAATTCGTGAAATGTTTGAAAAGTTAATCATCAATTCATTCGACAATAGAAAAATTGAGAAGATTCATCCGTCTTTTTCTGACATTATTCAGCAAATGTCACCTATAGATGCCCAAAACCTAAAATGTTTTTCAGTTGGAGAAAATTTGCCAATATGCGAAATAAGGATAAACTTTGAAAAAAGCGGTCATAGAATTTTGCAAACTAATATTTTTTGTAGTAATAAGTTTTGCGATTCAATTGAGCAACAATCAATTTCTTTATCGTCTTTATCTCGTATGGGTCTTATAAGCATCGCATATGATGAATACTTAACTGATGATTCAGTCTATAAGATTTTTGATTCTTTACCTATAGTAGTAGATTTCAAAAATCAAATAGAAGCCACAAACAAATCAAATAACGGTAATCAAAAATTTGATTTAGAGAAAGGAGTTGCAAAACTTACTCCCGTGGGAAAAGCTTTTATTGATGTTTGTCTTCGTCCTTTGCCCACTTAATCAGATCCATAATTTGAGTGTCATGCTTATCAAGGTAGCTGTCTATTGTTTTATACAAATGGGCGGCTACTATTTTTATTGCTAATACTGCTGAAACAAAAGCTGTGCAAAGCATTAGCAGTCCTAAAATTATTATTACTTCCATCTTTTCTTCACCCCCTTAGTTTTGGTTGAGTTGCATAGTCCGTTTAATGGGACTGTGATTGTGGTATTATTGATTGTGTGGTATTACCTACTGTTCTTTTTAAGAATTTCGTTGACAACTGACCTTTCTTCATTCGTCAGTAAGTTTTCAACTGGTGTATCTGTGATTTCAGCAATTTTCTGTCTTACTGAAATTTTAGGAATAACGCCATTACGCCAGTTTCGGATGTTAGCTTTGCTCATTTCTAATTGAGAGAGTAACGAACAAAGTGTTATATTTCTTTTATCGCATATATCTGACACAATTTTGTAAAAATCCACAATTTATTACCTCCTTTTTTATTGATAATTTAGGTTGACAAATGTGCACTATACCTTTATAATTTAATCAGTTTAAAAAATTAGATTACAAAGTTGGTGCACATTCACACACCTATTTTCGTCAAGTTAATGTCCCCACATCGTCTTGACAAGTTTATTATAGTGCATAAAAGTGTACTTTGCAAGTGCATTTTTGAGATTTAAGTGCATTTATGTGAACTTCGTGAAAAGTGCACAAAAGTAGAGGTGCATTTTTGTGTTCTTTGATTTATTGGATTCAATATGTAAAGAGAACGGTACAACGGTTACTGCGGTTTTGGTTGCAGTTGGTTTGAGTAAAGGTTCTATACGCAATTGGAAAAACGGTGTTTTACCTAAATACCAAACTCGCCTTAAAATAGCCAATTATCTCGGTGTTCCTGTTGAAAGGCTTATGACTGAGCAGGAAATCGAAGAAGAAAAGAAACAGCATGAGCAGATTGAAAAGTTAGTTGAAGATGTTGCAAGAAAGGTTTCTTCCCCTCTTCCGAAAGCAAATTTTGATGAACTTTCGTATGCTGCTTATCAAGAAATGGAAGGAGAAAGCGAAGATTTTAAAAACGATATACTTAGCTATATCAAATTTAAAAAATCTCAAAAAGGAAATGATTGAATGACTTTAGAGGATATTTATTTTGAATGTGAACAAAAAGGGATAACTGTTGATTATTTCAAAACTGACAAAGCAAAAGCATTTTCTTTTCCTTACGAAAACGGAATTGTAGTTCTTGACAAAAGCAAGATTGAAACTACTGCCGAGGAAACAGTTTTGCTTGCTCACGAAGAAGTTCACATAGATTTAGGTGCTTTTTATTTATTCACAACTCCATTAACCGTAAAAGGGAAAATGGAACAAAAAGTAAAGAAACACACAATAAAAAAGCTCATCCCTTTGGATGAGCTGAAAGAAGCGATTCACAACGGTATAACAGAGCCGTGGGAACTTGCCGAATATTTTAATGTCACAAATAAATTTATGGTTGAAGCAATGAAATTTTACAGAGATAATTTATTGATGTAGCCGTAAATTTTTTACAATTTATAGTGCCTGTTCTGCACATTATTTTTATTACAGAAAGTTGGGATAATATGGGATTTTTAGATACATTCAAAGGCAAGCAGTATAAGCAACAGTCCGAAAATCTGCAAGCTGAGCTTGACCGTTTGAAAAGCTCTTTCACTCCTGAAATGCGTAATGCAAGCGAACTTATGAAACTTACAGATAAGCTGAATGATGAAATCCGTTCGTTAAATCAGACTATATCCTACCGCAATGAAACAATTTCTTCGCTTGACAGTCAGATTTCAAGCCTGAATGACGCTATTAAATACAGACAGGACGAAATCATAAACCTTGACGGGCAAATTGAAATACAGAGTTTTGGTCTGTACACCCCAAAATATGATTTTGCTTCTTCCGATATATACAAAGACAGGCTCACGGAAATTCGCAATAAACAAAAAACCCTCATAAAAGAGGGCAAAGCCGTAGGATTTTACAGTAACATTTATTAAAATATCACTATTATTTTTTACAATAAAGCACTTTGTTTTTTGTTGTATTTCAACAACATTTATTACAAATTTAAAATACCTATTGAATAATGTCTTGAATTTGCATATAATAAAAATGTAGTATTACTACATTAAATTTTAATTTTATTGTTAGTGTAAACTCTTGGCAGTAAACCTCCCACCATATGGGATGTGTCGACCCCAAGAGTTTTTTACATAAAGGAGAATTTTCGCATGATAAGAATTGCTATCCTTGTTGACGGTGCTTTTTATTTAAGAAGAGCAAATTATTTATGGGGAGATAAAAACCCAAAAGATAGGGCAAGAGAATTGGTTCAATATTGCAGTAGGCATTACATGAATAAAAAAACTCGCAACAGTTATTCAGAAGAAAAATACCTTTATCGCATTTTCTACTATGATTGTCTTCCTTCAACTAAGAAAGTATATCATCCCCTCACTAAAGAACAAATTGATTTATCTAAAACTGATCAGTATAAATGGTCTATGGAGTTTTTTGAGGAACTAAAATCTAAAAGAAAAGTAGCTTTTAGAAAAGGTGAACTTTTAGAAAGTACCGTTGGATACACAATTAAGCCTGAATATGTAAAGAAATTGTGCAATGGTAAACTCGCCATTACAGACCTGGAAGAAAGTCATTTCAAACTTGATATACAACAGAAAGGTGTCGATATGAAAATAGGCTTGGATATTGCATCTTTATCTTACAAAAAGCAAGTTGATCGTATTATATTAATTGCCGGTGACAGCGACTTTGTTCCTGCTGCTAAGCACGCCCGCAGAGAGGGCATTGATTTTATTTTAGACCCTATGTGGCACACGATTAAACCAAGTCTCTTTGAACATATTGACGGACTTGAAACTAAAGTAAGTCGCCCCGATTCAGAAGAACTAAAGAAAGATAAGCTATACGCTAAAAATTTAGTAAAATAAAAAATCCGCCCTACCCTGCGCCAACAGGATAGAGCGGAAACCATTACACATAGGGTGCAACGGTACTTAAACAGCAATATAATTGTACCATACTCCCTTGTGTTTTGCAAGTTTTGCAGATAAATAACACAAGGGATTTTTGCACCCTTTTTTAAGCAAAAGGAGTGTATAAAATGAAACTGCCTAACGGCTACGGCTCTGTTTATAAGCTGAGCGGAAACAGGCGCAATCCGTGGGTTGCCTGCGTGACAATAGGATACAACAAAGAAACACGCAATCAGGAACGCAGAGTTATAGGCTACTTTCCCAACAAGCCGAAAGCTCTGAACGCTCTTGCTGATTACAATCAAAACCCGTTTGATGTTGATTCGGCAAGACGCACTTTTTCAGAAATTCATGAACTTTGGTACAAGGAGTTCATCACCGAAGACACAAATCCGAACACCAAAAGACAGTATAATGCGGCATACAAACAATGCTCAATGTTATACAATCGCAAGATGTCCGATATAAAAACCATTGATATGCAACGAGTTCTCGACAACTGCAACAACGGTTATCAATCGGTTAGGCGAATTAAAATTCTGTTGAACAAAATCTACGAATACTGCATATTTCACGATATGCTCCATAACAATCTTGCAGAAAAATTGAAAATCAATGCCAAGTCAGATGAAACAAAACGAGCACGCAGGGAGTTTTCGGAAAGCGAAATAAATCTTTTGTGGGAATATTCAAATCTTGATTCGGTAAAAATAGTGCTTATGCTGATTTATTCGGGAGTGCGTGTGTCCGAATTGCTCGACCTAAAAATTTCAAATGTAAACCTTGACGAACAGACTTTCTTTGTTGAGAGTTCAAAGACCGATTCAGGTGTACGAACCGTGCCTATAGCAGACAAAGTACTGCCGTTTTGGCAGAAATTCATCAGCGATTCTCAATGTGGATATGTTCTGAATAACACCAATGGCAAGCCGCTGAAATACGATAACTTTAAACGCAACTACTGGACACCTCTGCAAAACGATTTAGGTTTAGACCACACCATACACGAAACAAGACATACCTGCATTTCAATGCTTGTTTCGGCAAATGTGAACCACACAATCATCAAAAAAATAGTCGGTCACAAGTCGAAAATGGACTTGACCGAAAAGGTTTATACCCACGTTAACCCCAAAGAATTGGTGAACGCAATCAACAAAATATAGTCTTATATTATCCTGAATTGTTCATAATTATGCTCCGTAGCTTACATATAGCTAACAAAATCCCCCATTTTCCCCATTCCTATCCCCTTTGCAAGTTACCTGCACCAGTAAAGGTGGTTTTTTAACCGCCTTTTATTTTTTGCCAAAATTACTTAAAATGCCTTAAAAGTGGCTTAAACACTGGTTTTTTGAGATTTCAGAAATTCAGTTGAGTAATTTTGAATTAAGTTAAAACAAGATAAAATGCAGTCAAACTTACTGTCAAACTTACTGTCATTTTAGTTTGCCTGCCGATTTTCAAGGAAACAAGATAATATATTTTTAAAATTTATTACACCGTAACACAAAAGATTTTTCTATTATTAAAACAATAAAGAGGTTAAGCAATTTTTTCTAATGCTTAACCTCTTTTTTTATTTTGTTGATTACAGAGCATTCCCATACCATAACTATCCTCTATATTTTTGTTCTCAATTAACATTATGCTTCATCACCTACAAAACTGCATATTGTCATATTAATACCTCTTTTCTATTTTAAATATGATTACTTTTCTATTAAAAAGTGTACCACATATAAATCACAACCAGTAAAATTAAGTTATACTTCAGTAAATTTTACAAATTACTGAAATACATAAATAGCAATAAACATTAACACCATAGCTACTAAGGAAGAAATAATTACCAAGATACCTAAAAAGCTATTCCTACCATAAGTTATACTATATAAATGATTCTCATATGTCGCTACCAAAGCTACAATAAAAAACATTACAAGGAAAATATATAAAATTATCATAGGTACAACCACACATTTCCTTTTATTTTATTATATTATACCATATATTATAATTAAATTGAATACTTTCTTTAGTATAATATTTATTTTTAGCATAGAAAAAGAGGGTTCATAAAGAACCCTCTCTTCCCAATAATTTTCTTTAAGGATTTATACTTGCTATTAAATTAATACCCTCTCACTTAGTTGATAGGAACTTTCTTATCCCAGTGATCATTTTCAGATACTTCCTCGTCGTAAGCTGGAGTGATTGTTTCGGTCCAGGCTGGAGTAATAACTTCTGTGTATGCTTCTTTCCAATGACCGTCTTCTACTGTTTTTGTGCCTACCTGAACCTGCTGTTTTTCAGCGTGATATGAGCCACTGCCACCATTTTCTCTTAATTCCCAAAGAAGATGGGTCTTTCTCTGGTTAGCATCTGCTAGCTGTTGACCGCAATCATTGCAAACATCTACCCAATCATAATCATACACTGGTTCCTCGTGAGTACCTGTTACAATCCACTCTTTATCGTGATGTTTTGTCACTGCAGGGTGATATTTTGTCACAGCATCGTGGTGCTTATAGTACTTGTATTTCGGAGCCTCAGTCGCTGTAGTATTTGACGCTGGCTTATTATTTGAAGAGTTGCTCGGCTTGGACGCTGGCTTCTGGTTGTTACTTGAAGAACTGCTATCATTCTTGGTGTTTGAAGAAGTGTTGTCTTTCTTTGATGTATTTGACTTGGTATCTTCTTTCTTTTCGGTGTTACCCTTGTTGCTGTTGTTTTTGTTAGATACCGTAGTTTTTACATCGTTAACCTTAACTGTAACTGTCTTACCGTCGTCGGTTTTTACTTCTACTTTGCCGTCTTTTACTTCGACTTTCTTACCATTCTTATCAGTGATGTTGCCGTCTTTGTCGACCTTGATTTCACCCTTGTCTACCAAATCTTTAACTGCCTTTGGTACTGTAGTTTTAGGTACAGTTGTTGGAGCAGTTGATGTTTGTACGGTTGAAGATATTACTGACGGTTCTGTCGGTTCTTTCTCAGCGTTACAGCCTGCAAGAATGCTTATGCCGACTGCTGATGTGCCTGCAAGTATTGTAGCACCGCAAACAACTGCGATTACCTTGGCTTTTACTGTCGCATTTGCTGTTGCCTTTACGATAGATGACACTGTTGACTTTGCACCTGTAGCAATGCCTTTTGTTGCAGAGGTTGCAAGTGTCTGTCCGTTCGGGAGCTTGATTGTAATGTTCGGTACTGCAAGGCTCTTTGCTTCTTCCTTGAAAATAGTTGTAAAGAAAGGTACAACAACAACGCCGTGAAGCTTGTCACCGCTCTTTTTTTCATAATCTTCAATTGCGGTTTTCATCTTTGCCCTTGAAGAGTTAAGGCGAGATTTTACCGTTCCCTCTGAAATTTCAAGTCCCTGTGCAATTTCAGAAATTGACATTTCATCAAAATAAAACATTAAAACAGTCTGATACTGATTGAATGAAAGTGTGTCTTCCATAATCTGTAAAAGTACTTTTCTTTTTTCGGTTTTGGTTATGTACTCCTCGGGGAGCATTAACTCATCTGTTTCTGCTTCTGTAATCAGAACTTCATCATCTATCTGATATTCCACCTTTCCTTTCAATTTGTTTTTGCATTTGTTTACAGCTATTGATATAATCCAACCGCAAAACTTTTGTTCATCATTGAGTGTGTCAAGCTTCAAAAAAGCTGTAATGTAGGTTTCCTGCATTATGTCTTTTGCATTTTCTTCATCTTTGAGCAAAGAAAGGCAGTTGTACCACACATCATTATGTGTAAGCTCATACAGCTTATCAAATGACTTTTTGTTACCGCTTTTTGCACTTGATACAAGCTCTTTGATTGTTTTCATAATATTTCCTCCTTTTTGTGATTTTTTGCGTTCCTATATATTAGACAATCCAAAACGCAAAAAGGTTCATTTTTTCAAAAAATTTTTTGAAAATTTTTAAAAAAAGTTTAAAAACTTTAAAAAAATTTTAAAATTCACCGTTTTTCTAATAAAAAAGGTGCATAGACAAGCTACGCACCCGAAAAACACATAGCCCTTTTGTCGCCAAACAAATTCAACGCTTACTACAAGTATGCTGAAATAGAGCCTGCATTTTTTACCGAAATAAAAAATACACACTTGTGTAAGCATTATAATTAAATTTGTTTGGCATTTTTATTTTAGCATACAATATGTGAAAATTCAATATTTTTGTAAAATAACTTTCAAAAATTATATGAATGAAACTGTAAAATTTGAAGTAATTTCAATTTTAGGGGGAACAACTTTTCAGCTGTTCCCCTTTTTTGTCAACTGTGTAATGTTGGAGTTTTGTTTTCGCTTTGATTATACTTTTCAGAACCGAACATATCACGGATTTCATCAAGCGTTAATTCTCGTTTGCTTTTCTTGCGGTACGGCTCTGTGTGGTAATACCAAGCCTGTTTTTTGTGAGCGTATCGGAATTTTAATTCTTTCAACACTTCTTTGTGTGCTTTGGTGTTTCCCGATACCCACAACCAAGTACCGCAAATTTCAACCTCAATGTCCGAAAGGCTTGTAAGCACATTGATTATATTTATAAATTCCTGCGGTGTTTCCGTTGTTTCTTTGGTGTAGGTTTCGCCCTCTGAATTTGTATGTATATTTTTCAGGCGTTCCCACAAAATCTCATATTCGTTTTGCATTACCTTAAATTCTTCTGTATCACCGCCTAAATCGGGGTGAAGCTGTTTAGCTAATCTTCTGTATTCCTTTTTGAGGTCTTCTGCTGTGTTACAGTTTGTAAAGTATTTCATAATGGTTTCTCCTTTGAAAGTTAATTTCAATTAAAATTTATATTCGGTAATTCTGAATTGGTGGGCTTTTAATAAGTCCGATTTAGATATTCACGCTGTATTTTTCACTCCTTTCTGATTTTTTATATTCGTTTAAATCGTCATCGTATGGGCTTTATGAGCATTAAAAGCGTAGCGAAATTTCATAAGTCAAGAAGCAAGTTTACGATACGCCGTAGGGCAATTCTTTACTTATAAAATAAGCGGAGCAAAATGTGAAATTAAAGCCTACGGTGACGATTTGAATATAGAAAACAGTTAAGGCTTGTGAGCGTGAATATCGGCAAAAATCGGACAAAAAAATAACGCTATGGCTTTAACCATAGCGAACCTTATAAAATAAACAAACCGCAGAAAATATAAAATTTCCTGCGGTTTCGTTATAATCAGCTGTTTTTCTCTGCTTGCAATTCTTCAAGGACGGAAAGAAGCGTGTCAAAATCTTCTGGGTGAAGCAGATTTTCGCACATTAACTCATAATCAAAATATTCTTCTCCGTCTTTTTCATAGGTAAATACGCAAAAGTCCTCTTCACAAAAAAATTCAGGATTTTCAGAAATCATTTTATTTAAATCATTTTCAGATGGATTTATAAAAGTTCTTATTCTATCGTATATACGCTCTTTAGTTTTTAATGACGGTCTTCTATGTGGTGAAATTTTAGTTTTTTCAATTTCTTTCATATCATCAGAGGTTAATAATGCGTCTTTGAATTTTTCATTTTTATTTTCATTAATTGCATTTTTCCAATTTCCGTATATTTTACCTGTTCCACATCTTAATACATCTTCTGACACTAATAATATATTTAATAGTTCCTGTAAATGCAATTTTGCCTTTGGGGGTAACTCTGTTGAATTATCTTTTATTTTATGCCAATTTTCTATTTCCGTCTTTTTATTAGGGTCTTTATATAATATTATAGCAATATTTGTATCTGTTATCCCTTGTTTTTTCATTAAGAAATCAAGTATTTTCTTTTGATTTTTTTCTGCCTTTTCTAAATATCTGCACATGATAGATTTTAAGATATTTGATTCATGATTCAAAATCTCATTAATTTTATTCATTCTTGTTTGCTTTTGTAACTCTTCCTTAAATGGTTCATTTAATCTATCTATGCAATTCGTAAATTCATGAATTGATTTATCACTCAACAAGGAATTATTTTTATATATTTTATCACAACAATCATATTTTGATATGTTAGAGGGTGGCGTAACATAATCATCTATCAAATCAGAAAATTTGTAATATGTATCTTCAGCAACATCTTCGTTTTCATATATAAGATTCATAAAATCATCTGACCAACTTTTTTCATCTTTTGTTAATGGATTTTGGGGGACGATATTATTCCTTTTTAAAAATTTTTCAAGTTTGACGAATAATTTAATATCATCTTTATCAAAGAGGCGTAAATCCGTTACCAGTGATTCACTATTTTCAGATATTGTATCAAAGCAATCAATAATAGAAGTAATACAATTTATACAACACATTTTTGAAAGAATATTCGTTGTAGTTCCCATTTCAAATTCAGATTTTCTTTTCATAATGTAGGCAATTATACTGGACATATTTTTTAATTTTATGCCTAGCAATTGTGATAGTTTTTTTACAGAAATTTCAATTTTTATTTTATATTCTTTTTTATCGTTTTTACTTATTGTTTTTTTTTCCTCTTTAGTGTAATTTTTAATCTTTCTGTATTCAGATATAAAAATGTGTGCAATCGGGCAGGATATACACATTTCAAGATTATTTTTTTCCATAATTAACCTCTTTCTTAAAAATCTTGTCAAAAGTAGTATTAGGAACAACTACTTTTGCACAAAAAAAGTTGCTTATGTACAATGTAATTGTCAAAAGAACATTGACACCTGATTTTACAAAAACATCAGGTAACAAACAGGTTGCATACCGCTGAACATATTGGAGGTGAAAATTATGGTACGCAATAAGTCACCGTGTTTTTATTATAACAGTTATTATAACAGTAATTATCACAAAATATTTCTATAATAGAAAATTATGTTAAAAAGGAGTTTTTTACAATGTGTAAAAATATTTATATTGAAGAGATTTCAGGAAACTTTGATGGTTTTGATTACAATCTCAATGCAGACATTGAGAATGACGGAGCAGTAGAGGTATCCGCCTTTATTAATCACAGTCATATCAGCTTTAATAATATGATTAACGATTTTAAGACCATGTTGAATTGTCTTAAAAGCTATTTCGAGTTGAACGATTACAATTTTGCTTCATTCGAAGCTGCTGATTCAAAAGGCAAAGACTATGAGATTAATATTAGCCCGAATGAAAGTGTGATTACTATTCAAATTTTCGGTGCAAACTTTAAGGAAGAGAGTCTTGTGCAGAGTTTTGCATACTCTGTTGGGTATATTCAAAGCTTTCTGTTACATAGCGAATCTGAGCTTAAAAGCGAAGACACAAACAACTAACATTACTGTGTTTGTACTATAGCTTACAAATTTTAATGCGTATCACTGTTGCACTAATCATCAGTGATACGCATATATGGAGGTATTGTAAATGCTTAAAAAGAGTAATAATGACGATATCAAATTATTCTTTGGTTCTCTCGCAATTGGTGGAATTGTATCAGTAATTGTGTTTGTTATTTACTGGGAAGCTAATAAAGATATTGCTTCGGAAGTGTTGTCCCCTTTTTTCGGTAACCTATTTATTGCAAGTTTTTGTGTTTTTTCGGTTTTACCGCTTTCATTACTTGCATATATCGTAGTTTATTTGTTGAAAAATGAAAGCATTAAAACTTCAATTCGTCTGTTAGCAAACAAATTTTCTACTCGGCAACTGACAAAAAACTCTGAAATTATTTATCCGTGTTTGCAAGCATTTGTATATGAAACACTTAAGAGAAATGATATTTTACATATTCCTGTGCAAGACATTTCTTCGGTAAATTATATTGGTTACAGTGTAAGACAAGACTGTGTTTTTTACCGCTATGGTATAAATCTTTTAGAGAAACCAGATTACGATGATGATTTACTTAAAATCACTCTGAGTCGCTTGTTTCAAAGTGAGTTAAAACAATATGGAGTTTTAGGTCTTCCTTCAATTTATAAAAGCGTGACTGCTTTTTGCTACTCGATATATGCAGACAGGGTGTTTTATGATGAAGATAATCACATTTTGTTAATTGATATTTTATATATCTGCACTGAAAATTCTGCAATATATTATCAAAATGCTACTAAGCGTGATAATAATAATCATATTAATATGGGTGATATTTATGATGATGAAGTGTAACACATCTTTTAATTTGGGCATTGATAACAAGGCTCTTTCTCGGGGTTTTGTTCTGCCTTTAAAAGTGAATTGCAAAAAGACACCGCATATCCTTTTGTGTGGCTCAACAGGTTCAGGCAAAACATACGCTTTAAAATATATATTGAAGCAGTTAGCTATATCTAATTCATTGATATATCTTTGTGATTACAAGGGCATAGATTTTATTGCTATGCAAGAATGTGGAAGATATTATAAACATCAAAATGTATCAGAGGGAGTAAATACGGTTTTTGATTTGCTTCAAAATCGTATGGAAAATCCCACACTTGATAATCAGGCGTGTTTTTTGGTATTTGACGAATGGAGTGGATTTTTAGCTTCTGTTCCAAAGAAACAACAAGAGGAATTTAAACAGAAGTTAGCTTCAATTTTAATGCTTGGAAGAGGAGTGGGCATATTTTTATTGCTTGCAATGCAAAGGTGTGATACTACTAATTTTCTTTCAGGTGCAAGAGATAATTTTGGGGTAGCTCTTGGTTTGGGCAGACTTTCAAAAGAATCGGCTCGTATGTTGTTTTCTGATGAAGCCGATTTGATAGAACCAAAGCCGAGAGGTCACGGATATTTGAGAGTTGACGGACAACCTACGGTTGAAATAGTCATTCCTAAAATCAGAGATATGTCAATTACGGATAAGGTTATAAAAAATGCTCTTTGTGAGTAAATACAATTTTTAATAATGGGAGGTAATAACTATGGATATTAAAAATATAGTTATTGACGCCTACAAGACAGTAGGCACAGATTTAATGCTGGTGTCAGTTTTACCTGCATACGAATATGACAACGGAAAGAGAACAGATAACATTTCGGGCTATAAATATGAGGTAGTTTTACCGCATCGTGCCTATGAAAAATTGTCTGTGAAAATTCTCGGTGATGTAAGGCTTGATTTGCAGGAAGATGAAGCAGTATTCGTTTCATTTACCGACTTAGTTCTAACGCTGTATTGGACTCCGCAGGGTTACCGCATAAGTGCTTCGGCAAGCGATATTAAGCCTGTTAATCCACCTAAAAAGGCTGGGTAAGTCTTTGCCGTGGGCGGTAGCACCGTCAAGGTGCGAACCGCCTGACGGCAAGTCAATCCCCTCACTTTAATGAAGGGGATTATATATAATTTCATCGAATATGTGTTCGATATTATAGGAGTGATTATATGAATGGATAAAGAAGTAACAGTCGGTGTTGATGAATTTTCTTTAGTTTTGTTTTATCCGATTGATGATGTTTGTAACGATTGGCAAAGTACAGCTTATTCAATGATACAGGAATTTATCTATAAGGCGGACATAGAAATGTTGCTCGGTAAAGTGGTAGAAATGCATGATAAAAAGCCACAGGCTTACTCACAGGCATTTACCATTGAAAACGCCCCCTATTATTTTGCCATAGCTATGCACGATAATTTTGTACACATGGGCATACTTGTTAGGTTTACTGCCCAAGCGTGGGCAACTTATCAGGAGCGATATTATCAGATGTACGGTGAGAGCGTAAATTTAGCAAAATTTTTGCGTATGATTGACAGCCCTTTTTACAAATTTAGATTGAGCAGAATTGATTTAACCGCTGATTATAAAAATTTCGATGATTTATCTCCGCACAGTATATACGATAAATTGGAAAATGAACAGTATATCATAGTTGACTGCAATGACAGACATTCTAAAAGAAAGATTTCCGCAGTACAAAATGATTTGGCTACAGAAACTCTTTACATTGGGAGCAGAGCCGAAAACTCTCAAAGTTTATTGCGAGTCTATAATAAAAAGAATGAGCAGATAAGCACTAACGGATTTAGACTTGATGAAGCTCTTAATTGTGAGAATTGGGTAAGGATTGAAACCTCTTTCAGAGGGAAGTACGCACACCAGATAACTGAACAATTAAAAAGTGTTTTCGATGACATTTCAATGTCACAATTCATAGCAAGTAAGATTTGTGACAGATACCGCTTTTTTGATGTATCAACAGAGCATTACACGGATTTCACACAATATTTGATTGAAATATCAAAAAACAGTAACTACCCTGCCCTGCGTTGTGAAAGTCCTAAAAACAACAGTCTTAACAAAAGTATTCAGCACATTATTTACGGTAGCGGTTTATTTCCTTTGATATATAAAATCAGCATTATATGGGGTGATAAGGCTGTTGTTGAATTTTGGAGTATTTTGTATGAAATATACAAGAAATACCATAAGAAAAAACTTGAAATTAACCCTCAGATAAGGGCTTGGCTTAGAAAGAATTTTCTTAGCTTATCACAGCAAAGTTTATCAGATTGCTTTGTCAGTGTTGACCTTACAAAGATTGATGTTGCCGAGATTGTAAATAAGATCTCCGAAAGTGACAATCCGTTTACACTAACGGCAATAAACACAAGCAGTAACACAGATAATCAGGTAGTATCTGATGAAGAATTTGAACGCACTTTTTATTCAAAGGATATGGAGTGAGATATTGAACCCGAAATACATAAATACCGAGAAACTTAATTTCTTATAAACACACAAATAAAAACCGAAAAACCTAAAAACTGATTACCATAGAAATATGATTATCTTACTTCATATTTTTTATATTATAATTTTCTATAAGGAGAATGATTATGAGTGATAATTATATGCTTAATGAAGTAGTAAAGTATTGGAAGAAAACAAATGACCTTTTAGTAGCTTTTGAGGACTTTAACGGTCAAATACAAAAGCATACGGTTCATTTGCCAAAAGAGGACATTGACACAATTCTTAATATCGGAATCACAACAGGTATTAAAAATTGGTGCGACAGAGTTGATATTTTAGAGGACAAACCGCTTGGGACTTATTATAGTGAACAAGTGTCAAGAGGCGGTTCTCTGATATTTCATGACAAAATTTTTGATAGAGTCGGAGTTATGACTCTTTCGAATTTTCTCCAGTCATATAGCTGTATATACAGTGCGGCAACCTCATACGGTCTTAGTGAGCATTGTATTGACGGTTACTTTTACAATTCACCTCGCATATGTGATTACATCATTCAGTTCGCTTTGTTTGAAGATATACCCTATTTTCACGCAGAAGAAACGGAAGGTGGTAGCATATGAATGATGAGAAAAAGAATATGTGTGATGAAGATGATTCCGATGAAATTCTCGAATATACAGGCGGTAGCGAGCTTAGCGATTTAACTTTCATCACGACATATGATTATTATTCCAGTTGGCGTATTAAGGAAGTGTTTCGAGAAGCTGGGTATGAATTAAAGCCGGTGTTCTTGGGTTATAAGGCATTACGGTACAGAGCGTGTCAGAGATATTGGATAATCGACATGAGTAACGGTCAAAAAATGGGTACATCTTATAACGGCTACAGTTTTGAAGACTTGCGATACTTTTTAGGTAAATTAGGAATACCTCTTCACGGAGATAACTACCGCTCTAAAAGACCTTCAAAAGATGAAAACGGCAGGCGTTATGCTTGTGAAGAGTTTCTAAAACTTGCAGAAAGTCTTCCCGATAAAAAGGAGGACTTAATATGAGTGTAGAGATTAAATTCATCGGTACTAAAGAGGTTGCCGAAGCACTTGGTTGTTCCTTGCCTACTGCACGCAATATTATGTTGAGAGCAGATTTCCCTTTAATACGGGTAGGTAAAAATCTTAAAGTTGAGCTAAATGCTTTTCTTAACTGGTCGCAGAAAAGAAGGGTATGAGCATTTAAAGCATTTACATAATATTTAAGCAACCGTATTGACACAAAAGATTTAAGGCTATACAATACTGATATAGTAAAAATCTTTTGTGCTTTACGGTTTGGAAAGGAACGATTTTTATCAGCACTAAAAGCACAAAACCTAAGTCTAAATGTAATAAACTTGATTACGGTGACGGTTCTGTATACTATGTTAAAAGCAGAAAATGCTTTGCAGGTCAGATAACGCTTGAAATTAACGGTGAGAAAAAACGCAAGACGGCTTACGGTAAAACCGAACGCATTGTTAAGAATAAGTTGCTTGAATATCGTATTCAGGCAAAAGCAGGATTTTTTGACGAACCCGATAACACAACTGTCTATGAGCTTGCCGAAAAGATGATTGAAGAACAATTCTCTCTTAATGAGATTAAGCAAACTTCATATGACCGCAAGAATGAAACCTTAAAGTCAATGAGTCCTATTTATGATTTAGCAATGCGTGAGATTACGGAAGATGTAATAAAGCATTTTTTCATTTCTAAAATCTCTTATTCGCAGTCATACTTGGATAAAGCATATCAGCTTTTAAAGTCAGTTTTCAATGAAGCTGTAAGGAAGAAAATTGTTACAGAAAACATTATGCTGAACATCAGAAAGCCAAAGTCAAAGCAGGAGCTTGTAAAAGTAAGAGCATTGACTGTTGATGAACAGAAAAAGCTGATAGATGTTCTCAAAAGCGAGGATATACGCTATTCGGAACAAATGCTTTTGTCAATGTTTACAGGCATGCGTATGGGCGAAATTAACGCCTTAGAGGTAGGAGATATAAACTTTAATGACCGTACAATTAGAGTTTGTAAAACTGTCAGCAGAGGTCTTAACGGTAAAACATATATAAGTAATTCCACAAAGACTAAAGCAGGTATGCGTACAATCTATTTTAATGATGATATGGCTGATTTTTTAAAACAGTGTATCGGAGATAAAAAAGACGGTCTTATATTTGCTTCAAGTGTGGATAAACTTGTCACAACTAATCAGGTGAATTATCAATACGCAAACACGCTGAAAAAGTATGAGATACTTGATAAGAGTGTTTACGGAAAGGTTGATTTACATTCACTTCGTCACACATATGCAACAAGATGTATTGAATCAGGTATGCCTGCAAAGGTACTGCAAAATCTTCTCGGTCATACTGATATAAGAATTACGCTTGATACATACTGTGATGTTTTCCAAAAATACAGTATGGAAAATCTTACTGTAGCTGACAGCTATATGAAGAGCAATAACATTGCAATAGTATGACTGTCCGAAAATGCACTGTCAACTTTACTGTCACACCATAAAAAGCCGATAAATAAGCCACTTGTCAGGGTTACCTGCACCAACAGCCGTTTCTTATGTAGGGACGGCTGTTTTGTACCACATTTTCGGTCTGTTTTATGGTGATTTTCAAAATATTTGAATTAATTTTTAATAAAAAGCGAAAATTATGTTGACAAATCCGAAAATATGGTATATAATAATCAAGCTGTTGTTATTAAACAACATTTCGAGGTGTAACTCAGTTTGGTAGAGTGCTTGGTTTGGGACCAAGATGCCGCAG